AGAAGGGAAAAAAAACGAGCTATCGAGGTGCGTAATACCGAAAAGCTAAAGACCCCTAGAGCAGTTTTTTATATTATTAAATCTCTGTAAAAGCGGAAAGTTAAAACTAAAAGATCAAGAAATTGCTGATTTGTGTTTTATCTCAAAGAGATCAGTAATTAAAGCTAGAGGTATATTAAAAAATGATAAATTATGACAATGCAGCAACAGCGTTAAAATACCTGGTTAACACTGATGAAGAAGCAGCTAGGGCAAAAGTATTATATGAAGCACTTTATCAACAACGTAAAACAATCAGGGCAATACAGTTTTTAAACGCTAAAGGGAGCGCAGCAGAACGCACAGAAATAGCTTTAGCTAGTACAGAGTACCAAGAGCATTTATCAATACTTAAAGACGCTCAAATTGAGTTTGAGATATTACGCAACAAGCGGATCACTAATCAAAGCATTATAGAAATGTGGCGTTCTGTTAACAGTAACCAGAAGAAGGGGAATATATAATAAGATTAGAATTATTTTACATGATAATGATACCGATAATTATCTGGTTATTTTTATGTTTACGTTTACTAGAGTATGATCTTAGTTCAATAAAAAGAGCTAAAACGATGGAAGATGCTTTAAATAAAGTTAAAAAGGAGGTTATTAAACTTGAAAATAAAGGAGCTTAGCGTATAATTATAGTTGTTGTTTGGACTAGAGCCCAGATGATAGAAACGGTTTGGTAAGTATTTCTGGGGTTAGTCACTTAATCCGCTCTAGCAGAGATACCCACCAAGCCTTTTTTATTGCCTTAAATTCCATTCTAAACTCCTAGATTGATATAGGTCAGATAGCTTTAACTAACAAGCGGTCAATCAAAATACCATAACGCTATAAAGCCGATTCGGGCGTTAAACGGTAAATCTGATACTGAGTTACTAGTACAATCAGACAGTGTGGCAGCAAGTAGCACGAGAGCCTTAATTGGGTAATTCCTTTGGCGATACTCACGTTATTTGTAACAAACTCTGCTAGTGTCGAAAGATAAAAAGTTGTTAATCAGAGAGAAAGACTCTGGCCTAATTCAGCTCTACATGTGTTCTATGTACTGATTTATGGAAAGCCTTTAGATGATTATTTATTTAATCTCTTTAGGCTAACTATACCCATTAGATACTGGAACTATCCCTGATTCATTAAAAGGCGGTGACTATGAATAATCTTGAGCCAGTAGAATTAACTATTGATTATATAGATAGTCACAAGACCAAAGCAGGAGCTTGGACTAGGAAGCAGATTGAAGCACTAGGTTTAAAGTGGCCATTAGTAACTGGCTGGAAAGATCGATTAGTAGGTGAGATTATAACGGCTGAACAGGCGAATATATTTGAAACTGAAAACGTTCGGAAAGTTAAAGGAAAACCGAATAAAAGTCACCAGTTAACTATTGATAAATGTATTGAATACTTATTCAAGAACGTGAATAAATTAACTCATCATCAGCTAGTTAGACTTAGAAATGTAGAAAGTAAATATCTTGATGCACGTAAATTAAATAAAAGGAAATGAATAATGAGCATAGAAAAAGATGTACTAAAGCTTATATCTGAACAATCAGGAAAACCAGCATACGATCTAAAAGGTGATGATAATAGAAGTGATTTAGGATTTGATTCGCTGGATGATGTTGAATTTATCATGGCACTTGAAGAACAATTTGATATCGAAATACCAGACGTACACGGAGAGGGATTAAAAACTGTTCGTGATGTGATTGATTATGTAACCAGTGCTATTTAACTTTAGGGGTACAATATGAAACTAAGCAAATATAAAGAAGGTGATCGCGTTAAGTATATTTTCCTTGGTGATTATGACGGAGAAGTGATTAAGAACCACAGCGGTCACATGCTAACAATCAGATTAGATAAAGCGCCGCCAGTACAATTTAACATGGGTAATTTAGAAGTTATTGCGCTTGGCCCTAATTACGTTGAGTTATTAACTAGATAAAAGGGAATGATAATGGCTAAGAAAGCAGAATCAGATCACATGGATAAAGTAGCTAGTCTGGGTTGTATTGCTTGCTTAACTATTGGATATGAAGATACTCCCGCAGAAATCCATCATATAAGCAACGGAGCCATGGGTAAACGAGCCACTAACTATGAAGTAATCCCATTGTGTCCAATTCATCATAGAACCGGAGGTCATGGCGTTGCGGTTCATGCTGGGATAGTTACATGGGAGTCCACTTTCGGCACTGAGAAAGATCTACTTGAGCAAGTTAGGGGTATGTTATGAGCTTTATGCGCGCCGCCCGAGTCGATGACAATCAGAAAGAAGTCGTGGCACTATTTAGAAAACTTGGCTGGGCTGTATTAATAATTAGCCAACTAAAGAACTGTTGCGATATCATGGCCAGCAAAGCAGGCAGAACGATAGCGGTAGAAATCAAAGACGGGAAGAAACCACCAAGCGCCCGTAAATTATCAGCTGGTGAAGAAAAGTTTAAAAACGATTGGAAGGGGGAGTATCAGTTAGTAATATGTAATGAAGATGTAATTAATATAAACAACCAGGAGTAGAATTATGAAAGTCGAATCACTATCAACAGCATTTGCATTTTTGTTTTATGGGTGCGTAGTAGCGGCCTTATTAATGGCAATATCGGTCAATAGCATAGTAAAGATGTATTCCCAATAATAATTTGTTACAATGATTTTCCAATAAACATAAAAGGTATAAAAATTATGATTTTAAACGTAGCGAAAGGCGACAACGATTCACCAGTACCCCCAGGAATGCCACCTCCGACTTTACCACCTGAATAAATGAATATATTTAAATTATTAGTGAACGTGTGGCGTGTAATTAAAACTACCGCCTCACGTCACGGACTTTTAATCACATTGCTTATAAGTTTGTGTGCAGGTTCGGGCTTGTCACAATTAAAGCATGTTAACATTGACTATCAAGTTAAATGCTTAATAATATTAGTTGTTTTCACATTTTGTGCGTTATTTTGTTCAATATTTATTAAGTGCGAATTCAAAGCAAAAAGAAAAATGAGGGCCTATTTAATCGCAATATTGTGCGGTTGTATGATTGTTTCTAGCTGGTTCGGATATCTATTTATGAGTGCTGATATGTATTGGATGCTGATCGACATGAAACAAGGGGGGGTTTTAAATTGGGCTAATATTTACAGATCAATAGAGCTGGCTGCTCTGATAATAGTTGGTAAAAATGGAGTTATTTATATTTATAACTGGGGCGTTTGTGGTGCTAGGTGGATTAATGCTATTATTGTCAATAGTAAGATGCATCAGAACAGAGAGTAAACGTGAGCGATCCAACAATTCAGACAGTAGACGCTAAAGTAAGCCTCCTTGTTGATACAGTTTCAAAACTGGTTGATACGGTGGCAGACTTAAACACTGTTCACACGGAAATCAATCATCTCTCAGAAAAAATCACACATCTCGAAACCTCAATCGAAAAAACAAACACAAAATTAGGCATCGTTAGTGATGAGCAAATATCGAACACCATTCAAGCAGAAGAATACAAGCAGCTAAAGAAAATAATCATGACATTTCTCGTTATTGCTGTGCTTGGCGGTGGTTATATGACAAAAAAAGCTGCTGATAACACAGTAAAGCAATCAGAAGCTATGGCAGAGATAGCGAAAGCAATCAGCTCAAATAAGGCTAAATAATGATTAGAGCAACAAAGAGACTAATAAAATGACATTAGCAAATAAAGCTGACGCAATGATAGAAGAGTGCATTGTTAATCTAATTGACGATGATATAAATAAAGGTGGTGAATCCCTTCAAGAGCTGGCTAGATATTGGGCTAAAGCTGGTTTAACTATGCAATCGTTTCTTGATATGCGAACATACATTATTGAGATGGCAAAAAAGAAAACAGACGCGTACTTTATTGATGAAAAATTAAAGATATCAGAAAAGGCATTAAGAGAAAAACGAACAGGTAGCGTGATTATTAACTAAGGAGAGATACATGCCTAAAGGCATCCCAAAAAAGAGCGATAGTATTGAAGCGTTAGAGATACAAGTTAAAACCTTAACGTTAGCGCTGGGTAAAATTGCAACATTAACCGGCAACGGTAATCACTTAAAAGAATTCGGCATTGAAAAATGGGTACCCACCAAAGAAGAGATGGGTAAGAAATACGATTAAAACCACAATCACCCGCAAGGATACTGATTATGATAAAACTACCATTCAGCAAATCAATGAAACTACTATATTTAAAGTTAATTGACGAAGAGGTCGATAAACTTAATAAATTTACATTGAACAATAAAATATGCTGTATTTGCGGAAAACCAAACGAGCGCACACATCAGTCATTCTGTCAAAACCTATCATGTTCAGGAAGAATGATAGAAAAGCCCACAATAAGAGTTTATACCAATGGTGATATAGATATTAGTTACATTGATGTTTACTGTAAATTCTATAGTCGCGCTACCACAACATTCAGAAACAGATCTATACCTGTTGAGGTGCCTTTATATGAGTAAGCAAACTAAAGATAAAGTATTCTGGTGGTCGCTAGTTGCAGTGTTTTATATATTGCCACTGGTTTATGTATGTCTAAATTAACAAATAAACAAGAGATGTTCTGCAAAGAATATCTTGTTGACTTAAATGCTACACAGGCAGCTATAAGGGCTGGTTATAAGCCTGATAATGCCGCTGTTACAGGGTGCGAGAACCTTATAAAACCTAATGTAGCCGCTAGAATACAAGAGTTAATGAATAAACGTTCAGAAAAGACCGAGATAACGGCTGAATGGGTGCTTAAAGGCATCGAAAGCTTGACCAATGAGCTAAGGCAGCATGAAGACCCTAGCAAAGCGTATAAAGGCTATGAGCTACTCGGTAAACACTTAAAACTATTCACTGATAAAATCGAACAAGAAACCACTTTCACAGTCATTAGAAAGCAATACAAGGTCAAAGATGGAAATTGAAATGCCCAATGAATGGGATTGCATGGATCATCAAGTGCCATTGTGGAATTTTTTGGAAGGGGGTGGTAAACGTGCCGTTGCTGTTTGGCATCGTAGAGCCGGAAAAGATTCCACCTCAATGAATTACACTATCACCGAAGCACTGGAAAATCCCGGTGTTTACTGGCACATGCTACCAACTCAAAAGCAAGCAAGGAAAGTTGTATGGGATGGCATAGATAGATACGGTCGAAGGATGATTGATCAGTGTTGCCCTAAAGTATTGAGAAATGCCACACGATCACAAGAAATGCAAATTGAATTAAAAAGCGGCTCAATTTGGCAGTTATGCGGTAGTGATAATTTTGATTCATTAGTTGGTGCAAACCCCAAAGGTGTAATATTTTCAGAATGGTCACTGTGCAACCCTAGAGCGTGGGACTATATTCGCCCGATATTAGCTGAAAATGGTGGATGGGCAATATTCATTTATACCGCAAGGGGTAAAAATCACGGCTATACGATGGCAGAAATGGCAAAGAAAAACCCTAAGTGGTTTTATTCCTGTTTAACTGTTGAAGATACTCAACGCGCCGATGGTTCACCCATAATCACACAAGAAGCAATACAAGACGATCGAGATGCTGGAATGTCAGAGGATATGATCCAGCAAGAATATTATTGCTCATTTGAAGCCGCTATTGTTGGTGCTTATTATGCCAAGGAAATAGCGGCGGCACATACCGATAATAGAATTGGTTTTGTACCAATTGAACCCGCTTTACAAGTTCACACATTTTGGGATCTTGGAATTGGGGATGCTATGACAATATGGTTCGTTCAGGCAATAGGCAAAGAGATCCGCTGCATTAACTATTATGAAAACAATGGTGAAGGCATGGCACATTATATCTCTTACATTAAAGAGTTTGGTCGTGAACATAATGTTTCTTTCGGTGATCACTTTGCACCACATGACATTGAAGTTCGTGAACTAATGAGTGGCAAAAGCCGGAAAGATACCGCTATTGCTATGGGGATTAATTTTATAACCGTAAGAAGAGTTTCAAACATTGCCGATGGAATAGAAGCAACAAGAAAAATATTCCCTCGTGTATGGTTTGATGCTACTAGATGCGAATTAGGTATTAATGCCTTAGCTAGTTACCGCCGAGAGTATAACGATAAGCTTGATGTTTATAATGACAGACCTGTTCATGATTGGGCATCGAATGGGGCTGATGCGTTTAGGCAGATGGCGCAAGCATGGCAGGATAGGTTATCACAACCCGATAGAATGACGGCATCCGCACCCGTCCAAGCAGGGGGCTTTAATGTCTTCGGATGATGTAATCGAGGAGTGGACTGTTTGCTTTACTGATTATGAAACGCATAAACATTGGGTACAATGGCTATTAAAGCCGGGGTTCTTCCATTGTTACGCGTTCAAAGAGTCACCAGGTGGCCAATTTTTAATGCTAGTCGAGCCAATGCGTAGTCATGTCGATATTGATTTACTACCAAACACGCCTGAAAATCTAGCTAAAATGACAAGTTGCCATAAAGTTGTTAAAGTTATAGTTAAGTACGACCTATCTCAAGAGCGCGGGCATATTTGCCGCTTTAATTGTGTTGAGGTAGTTAAATCATTGTTAGGCATTAATTCGTTTTGGTGCTGGACTCCATGGCAATTATACAAGAGGTTATTAAAATGTCAGCACTAGAGAAACCATTTAGAACTGGTAAAAGTTCAGCTCTACGAGCACAAAAAGAACAAAGCTTGTTGATCCAAAAACAACGCCAAGTTGATGAACTGTCACTTGCTGAAAATGAAAGTGAAATAGCAAGGCGTAAGCAATTATCTAAATCCGGTGGTCGCTCATTGTTAATTAAAACGGGCGAGTCTGGCGTTAAATCTTCTAACTTAGGCGGCACAGTATAATGGCTACCATCCCAAAGGGCTTAGGTTCCGTTGCTAAACTATTAAAGCGCTTTCAAAAAGCTGAAGAACGCTATAATAAATGGCGATCTTTACACCAAGAAGCAATGGACTACTGTTCACCGCAACGTGAGACATTCACTATTCAAACTGAAGGCCAACGAAAGAATCATTTTGTGTTTGATTCAACGGCTGAAGAAGGTATTGAGCAATTTGCCTCACGTATTCAGGGATCATTAATGCCAACATGGCAACAGTGGATGAATTTAACCGCTGGTGATGATGTGCCCGATGATGAAAAGGAAGAAGTCGATAAGGCGCTCAAAGATGCTACTGATACTTTCTTTAGCAACCTGAACCATTCAAACTTTGACACGGAAATAACTCCTTCATTGATTGATTTAGGTATTGGCACTGGCTGTATACTTATTGAAGAGAATGATTTTGAGGCTTCAAGCGCGTTTAAGTTTACCAACATTCCTTTAGCTGAACTTTATATTGAAAAAGACATACGAAATACTTGGCGCAAACAGAAAATTGAAGCCGGACTGATTGAAGTAACTTGGCCTGATGCTGATATCCCTACTGAATTGCAAAAGATTATTGATAAAGACCCGAGTATAGAGGTTGATATTCTTAACGGCTTTCTGTTTAATCGAGATTCTAAGCTTTATGATCAGGTTGTGTTGTGGAAAAAGACAGCGATATTCACGCAAGAGTTTAACACTAGACGAATGATCGCCTTTCGTTGGTCATTAACACCTGGTGAAGTTTATGGTCGTGGTCCAGGTATTAAAAAATTACCTGATATTCGTGTTGCCAATAAGATTGTTGAGTTAACGCTTGGTAATGCTGCCCTGCAAATGAGTGGAGTTTATACCGGCATTAGTGATGGAATATTTAACCCTCACACAGTACGCATTGCTCCTGGCGTTGTCATTCCTGTTGGTAGTAATGACTCTTCTAACCCTACACTAAGACCAATGACACCTTCAGGCAACTTGAACATTGCTGAAAACATGCTGGTAAGTTATCAAGATGGAATACGAAAGGCATTCTTTAGCTCACCATTGGGTGAGATTAGTGATCCCGTTCGTTCTGCTACTGAAAACATTTTACGCAACCAAGAGTTTTTAAAGCAATCGGGTGCATCAATAGGCAGACAGAAAACAGAATTGATTGAGCCTTTAGTTGCTGCTGGTGTTGATATCCTTATCAGTCGCGGTAAAATGGCGGAGATTGAAGTTGATGGTCGTGATGTTACCATTAAGCAGGTATCACCACTTGCTAAAGCTGAAGATTTAGAAAGCTTTCAGAATACACAGTTATGGTTAAGTACATTAGCGCAATTTTTACCGCCTGAAGTTATAGCGGCTAAAGTTAAAGTTGAAGATTTGCCACGTAAATTCCAAGAGCAACTAGGTACAGACCCATCATTGATCAGAAGTGATGCTGAAACTAAACAACTAGCGGATCAAGTTAAAGAAGCTGGCATTGAGAAAATAGAAGGAGGCCAAAGTGAAGGAACAGTTTAACGGATTCGATGCAATAGGCGGTGTTGCTGACCCTGAAGAGTTAGCCAAGATTAAAGCGATCAATTCTGCTATGTGGGATAAGATAGAAAACCTAATTCACCAGGTATTCCAACAAAACCCACAAGGCAAAGAGCTTTTCAATATATGGAAAGAAACCTTAATAGAAGTACCAACCGTTACAGCGAACTCAACACAGTTTCAAGCTGGTATCGCTGAAGGTAAAAAAGAGTTTATCCGCAATATTCATTTAACCATTAAAAAAGTAGAGAGCAATTAACATGATCATTAATAAAAATTGGTTAGGCCGAGTTTTCAGAGAAGAAGCAAGTTCAGACGGTGGAGAGGGTGGTGGTGCTGATGTTACACCTTCAGCCGATGAAACAGCCGTTGCAGATATGGCTAGAGCTGATGGTGATAAAGGCAGTGAT